GCCCGTGCTGGGTGACGAGGCCGGTCACCTCGGCGCTGCCGAGGCGCAGCCATGGCTCGCTGCGCGGCCAGGTCGCATGGGGTGCGTCCGGCGGGCCGAAACCGACGATATAGGCCTCGCGCTCTTCGATCAGCGGCACGTCGATCCCGTCCTCCCAGCGCCATTGCCCGCGGGCGCGCCGCGTCCATGCAAACAGCCGCGCGCCATCGGCTTCGACCCGCAAGCGCGGGTGCGCCGGGCAGGGGGGACGGCGCGACAGCCCGGGATTGGCGAGGGTGGCCAGCACCGGATCGTGATCGCCCGTCCCGATCGCGGCGATGCGCGAGGCGGCGAGTGGCGGCACGAGGTTCGTCTCCAGCGCCACCAGCGCATCATCGAGCAAGATCACAGGGGTATCGGCTCCGTGGCCTCGCGCTGCAGCGGGTTCGGTGCCGCCGCGCCCGCGCAGCAGGCCAGAAAGACGCCAGCGCCCGGCACCAAGCGGATCGGCGCCGGCAAACTGGATGATCTCATCGCCCACCAGCATCCGGTTGGCACCCGCGGCAAGCCCGGCAATGTCCGTTTCGGAAAGCACCAGATCATCGGCCACCAGCTCGACACGCGCGCTCGCTTCGCGCTCGAACAGCAGCGCCCGCGATGGGCCGAGCGGCTCGGCCAGCCGTCCCATCAGGCTGCGCTGGGTGCCGCTGCTGGCGATTGGGGTGAGCGCGCTGCCTTGCACCGCGAACAGGGCGGCCCCCCGCCAGGCCCGGTTCTGCGCCGAGGCCGCCGCAAAGATCAGCGGCTGGCCCGGATTTGTGCTGCCATCGGGGGGCACTTCGATGAGCGCCAGCCGGGTGGGCGGGATGACGAGGTCCACGGGGCTCAGGCTCTCGCCGGGATCGCTTGCCAGCGGCGCGGCGCCCGGCGGTGCCAGCCGCTCGAGCTCGAGCAGGATGCCGCGATCAAGCCATTCCCAGCTGCGCACCAGCCAGGTGCCCGGTTGATCGGGCAGGCGCACGATGCTGCCGGGGATGACGCGCGGATCGAGCTCGCCGACCAGCCAGGAAAGGCGTTCCTGCTGCCAGCGCGCGCGCTGCGCCGCACCGCTGGCAAGCTGGCGCGCGCCCTCGGCGGTGAGCGTGGCGGGCAGGTCGATCACCTGCTCGCGTCCGGCATCGCGCGCGCCCACCGCACGCTGGATGCCCGGCTGGTAATCGCGCTGCTCATCGTAATAGCGCAGCGCGGCCGGGGCGCGAACGGGCGGGCCGGCGCGCTGCTTGTGCCGGGTTTCCTCGCGCGCGCGGCCCGCCTCGGCAAGCTGCTCCGGCAAGGCCAGGGCTTCGCCATTCGGTTCGGCGCGCGGGGCGATCAAGAGCCCCTCGCCGCCAGCCGTGCAGACCAGCGGGATGACCTGATCGATCGCCGCCAGCGTGCTGCCGAGCGGCCCGCCTTCATCGGAAAGCCCGCGTGCGGGCGTGAGCGCGGCGCTTTCCGCCATGCCTTGCGCCACCGGCACCAGCGCGCCGAGCGGCACCGAATCGGCAGGGCCCGCGGCGAAGATCTCGAAACTCAGCGCCGGGATGCGGTTGCCGAAATCGGCCAGCTCGAGATTCTCGAACACCACATAGGCGCAATCGCGAAAGGCCGGGGCCTCGGCGCCCCGCGCCGCGGCGATCAGCGGATCGACGGGATCATCGCCGTGGCCGGGATAGAAGCGCATCGCCCCGCCGGTTTTGAGGTCTCCCGCGCTGCCGCGCAGCAGATTGCCATCGGCCCAGATCCGCCCGATGCCGGCGAGCGGCGTGCTCGACAGCGCCACGGCAAAGGAGGCTGAGTAGGAATAGGTGACGGTCGATGGCTGGCCCTTGCGGCCTTTGTCCTTGCGCCTCGTCTCGATGAGGTCGGTTGACCAGATCACCGTGCCCGGCACCCGCATCCGCCCGAAGTGGCGCGGGATCGGCGTGCCATAGCTTGAGGTGCTGACCGCAAGTTCGCGCAGCCGCGGCCCCTGGCGCGTGGGGGCAAAGAGCATCGCATCGGCCTGTTGGCCGACCAGCGCGCCGATCGCCCCGCCGATCGGCCCGCCCACCGCCGTGCCGATCGCTGTGAGGAGCAAGGTTGCCATGGGGTCAGACTCCCACTGGAGGGGCAAGGCGCCAATGGGCGCAGATTATCCAGCCCGGGTCGAAGGGTTGCTGCACCACCCGCCCGAGGCCAGCATGGGCATGGATCACGCTGCCGGCCTCGGCGGCAATCGCAAGGTGATGCTGGCTGCGGCCGAGGCCAAGCAACAGCACGTCGCCCGCGCGCACCGCGCCGCTGGCTTTTGTCAGTCCAGAGCGTTCAGCACAGGCGAGCCAGGCGCCGATCTCGAGGTTGCGCAGGCCATAGCCGCGCGGCGTGATGGGAGCGAGGCCGCAAGCCGTGATGGCGGCGGCGACCAGGCCAACGCAGTCGAGGCCCGTTGCCGGGTCGCGCCCGTGGAGGCGGAAGCGGCAGCCCAGCAGCGCCTGTGCGGCACGCAGCAGGCGTTCGCGCTCATCGCCCATCGCCGAGGTCCTCATGGCTGGCCATAGCGGGCCAGCAGGTCATTGCCCGGCAGGAAGGGCTCACCCCGGAAATTGATCGCATTGGCAAAGCGCGCCGCGCAGGTGGCGATGGTGTGGTCGCAGCCTTCGCGCAGTTCGATGCGCGTGCCCGGCTGCGTGCCGGCAACCAGCGGGCGATCGAGCACCAGCCAGGCCCCCGCAGCCGCGATCACGCCGAAAGCGATCCCGGTCTGCGGCCCGGCCAGAAAGCGAAGCCTGCCATCGACGAACAGATCGCCCGCGATTCCCTGAACCTCGACCCGATTGCCGTCGAGGTCGATTGTGGTGAGGTGATGATGATGCGTGAACCGCACGGGCGAAAGCCCGCAGCCCGGGCCGCAGAAAGCCGCGCGGCAGGTGGGGCTGGTGCGCGGCACCAGGTCGCGCTCCAGCAGGCTCTTGGCCGATCGCAGCTCGGCGGCAAACTGCCGGCGATCATCCTCGATCCTGCCGATTTCTCCGGTGTAGAGCGTGGCGTGTTCGAGGGTCAGCCAATCGACCGCGCCGATGGCGATGGCGGCTTCGTCGAACAGCCCGGCGGCAAGTTCCTCCTCGCGGATCGCCTCGTGGCTGAGCGCGCCCTCGACCTCGGCGCTGTCATTGGCAAGATCGCTGGTGAGGCGCACCGCGGCCGGGATCATTCCCGGGGCGGCCATGTGCCGCACGCCGCCGAAGACGAGATCGCGGTCATGGCTGGTAAAGCCCAGGGCCACGCCGTCGCGGCGATAGATGCGCCAGAAGGTTGCGACCGTATCGAGATCGCGGTCGAAAAACACCCGCATCAGGCACGCTCGCGCAGTTCGATCAGCGGGATCGAAGGGGCTTCGCCCGCGGCGAAATTGACCGAGGAAATATCGAGCCGGTCCTCGGCAAAGCGCACCGGCACGTCGAACAGGAAGCCGGCGCGCACCTCGGCGCCCGGCGGCGGCGCTTCGGCAAAACGCAGCACGCCGAGCGGTTCGAGCGTCCAGCCGCTGCTCGGCTCACCGCCAACGCTCACCAGCAGCGTCTCGGCGCGCGGGCGGGTGATCGGGCGCACCTGCGGGTCGGCGGTGCCATAGGTCTTGATCAGCGGAAAATCCGCGCGCAGCCCATCGCCCAGCCCAAGCAGCTGGTCGAACATCGTGGGCGTTCCGGTCATGCCATTGGAGCTGTGATCGAAAGGGTCCATGAGGCGAAAGCCGCGCCCCGGGCCGCGCCGGGCGCGGAAGAAGGCGATGAGCTGGCTGAGCTCGGCTTCCGAGCGGATCCCGGCGCCCACGTCGAAATGCAGCCTTGCGTCGGACCACAGGGCATTGCGCCGCTCGTGGCCCGAGGCGGTCACCGCGATCGAGGTGGAAAACTCGGGCGCGACCGAGGCGCCCCGCCCCAAGGCAAAGGGATAGAGGACATCGTCGAAGGCATCCATGGGTGGCTCCGGAAGCGGGGGCAGACGGGTGTAGCCATCGCGCGCCACCTGTGGCAGCGCCCAGACATAGCGGCGGGCGATCCCGCGCGCGGCGGCTTCATCAAGGCCGTGGTCGATAAGCGGCCATTGGGTATCGGCGTCGGCCGGATCGAGCACGAAGCCGGCAAAGTAATCCTGGCTTGCGCGCGGATAGCCGAGCCAGGCATCAACGAAGGCATAGGCCGCGCGCCGCGCCGCATCGGCGCCCGCAGTGAGCCAGTCATAGTCCTCGATCTGCAGCCGGTCGAAGGCGGGATAGGCCCAACCAGCCGGCAGATTGGCGCGGTAAAGCTCGGGCCGCGCGGGGTCGAGGATGGTGGGCGTGAAAGCCAGCAACAGCACCTCGGCAGCCCCTTCGGCCGCGGCCCGCACCGCGGCGGTGAGCGCCGCGGTTGATTGGGCAAGGAGCGCGCCGGCCGCATCGAGCAGCGCAGTCACAGCTGCATCGAGCGGGCCGGAAAGATCGGAGATTGTCGGCGGATTGCCGCCGAGGGCAAGCCTTGCCGCATCATCATAAAGGCAGATTTCGCCCGCGGGCGTGACCCACCACCACGGCTCGCCAATCTGGAAGCGCACTGGTTGCTCGGCAGCTTCCAGCAAGGCGACGAAGACCCGCGCGACATCGGCAAGCCAGGCCATCGCCTCGGCATTGGCCGGTGACAGGAGGGTCGAGGGCGGCACCCAGCCGGTGAGCGCCGGGGCGCCGCTCGCCGTGCGCTGCTTCCAGCTTTCGGGGCAATAGGCGTCGAACAATTCGTAGGAGAGCGAGGCGATCACCGAAAAGCCGGCTGCGCGCGCCCGGGCGAAGTAATCGCCATGCCAAACCGCCGCCGGGGTGCACAGCGCGCCCGGCTGCGCCGCCAAGAGCGCGCCCCCTGCCCCGCGCGCCAGGCGCATGAAGTGGCTCATCCCGACATAGTGGACGATGTCGTCGCGATAGCCGAGGCCGACCAGATTGCGCAGCAGCCGCGCCGGGGTCTGGTTGTAGCCATCGTCATAGGCGGTGGCGATGCGCGCACCATGCGGGGGAACCAGCACGTCGCCGATCGTCAGCATGGCCCGGGCGCCATCGGCACTGATCTCGGACATGGTGACCGACCCGTTGAACCGCGCCGGCAGCGGGGCGGTGCTCCCCGCAACATAGCCGGGCGCGACCAGCGAGATGAAGATCCGGTCGATATCCGAAGGGTGGATTGGCTCGCCGGGCAGGCCATAGCCGCTTTCAAGCTGCGAGAAGGGCAGGGTAATGCGCGCATCGGTGGGCGTGCCCTGCGCATAGTTCCACAGCCGCACATACCAGGTGCGCGGCGCGCCGCTCGCATCGCGCCCCTCGATCGTCAGCGTCGGGCCGTTGGGCTGGTCGAGCGCGATCACCCCTTCCGACTGCCAGCGGAAGCTCAGCGTGGTGTGGGCATAGTCCCGGTCGGTCGCGTAGGCGAGCAGCGGGTGATCGAGCGCATCGACACTGTCCCAGATCAGCCCGACGAGTTCGCCGGCATGGTGCAACTCGACTTCGACCCGCAAGGCATCGGGCCCGGTGGTGACCACTGCGGCCATTGCCGGGCGGGGGAAGTTCACCGTCCAGAAGCGCGGATCGAAGCGCTGGATGAAGCTGCTTTCCTGCCCGCGGGCCTCGCGGGCGAGCCAGAATGCCATGGCGGTTCCTCATCAGGCCTGTTCGAAGCTGCGGCGCACCGCGCTGGCGATCTGGCGCGCAGAACGCTGCATCGCGGTTGGCGCGGCCTGCCCGCGTGGCACGGCAAGCTGGATCGCCACGCGAACATCCTGAGCGGGGCGTGCAGCCGGACTCGTCTCGATTCGCACCGCAGGGGGCCGGACAAACACGACCGGCGCGCGCTCTTGCGCCATGATCGGCGCTTTGGGCGCTTCGGGCAGATTGTCGATCCGGCCCGCGCTGGTGGGCACGAACACCTCAGGCCCTCGTTCACCGACGAGGATCGGGCGGCCGGGTGAAACCGGGCCGCCGGTGGCGCGCCCGGGCAGGCCGAAAAGCGCGCCAATCGTCTGGCCAAGCAGGCCGCCAAACCCGCCAGCGCCACCGCCGGCACCGCTGCCGAACAGGCTGGCCATGCCCGATTGCAGCGCAAAGGCGGCAATCTCGCTGAGCGCGCTGAAGGCGATGCGCTTCAAGTCGTCAAAGCCGAGACTGCCGCGCCGGATCGCTCCCATCAGGCCGCGCTCGAGCACATCGCCTGCCCGGCCGAAACCGTCGAGCAGAGACGTATCGAGGGCGCGGCGCATGGTTTCCAGATCGCTGGCAAAGCCCTCGGTGCGGGCGCGCACGTCGATCACCAGCTCCTCAAATCCTTCGGTCATGGGCATCACGCTCCATCAAGCGGGCTATGGTCTCGCGGCTCGGCGGAGCCGGCGCGCCAGGATCGTCCGGCTGGGTGAGCGCCATCGCCAGCTCGGCCGGCGTCGCGCTCCAGAACTCGTCAGGCCGCCAGCCCAGCCAGCGCGCGGCGAGCGCCCAGCAGCGCTGCGCGGCGGCGGCGAAGGTGGCGCTCATGCGCGGCCCTGGAGCACCTGAGCGAGCACCGCGCGCACCGGCTCGGTCGCCGCGACAAGACCGATATCGAGCAGCGCTGCGCCGACCGCCTCGCGCTGAGGCCGGTTCTCGGTTGGCAGGCAATGCCACAGCAGCGCGGTCATCTCCGACAGTGTCAGCGCCCCCGCTGCAGCGCGTTCGACCACAGCGAACAGCGATCCCAGCTCTGCCTCGGCCTCGACCAGATGTTCAAAGCTCGGGCGCAGCACGTAATCGGCGCCGGCAACCCTTAGCCTCGCTTCCCCGCGCAGGGGATTGGCGGGGCGGTTCATGCCGGGATCACCGGGCCGGAGCTTTCGAGCTGCAGCGTGTAGGTGCGCTCGCCGTTGAAATCCCCGGCATAATCGAGCCGCTGCACGAGAAAGCGCCCGCGCAACCGGGCGCCGTCCTCAAACGACAATTCGTAGTCATCGAGCGTGCCGGCCAGCGCGTGGGCGCGCACCGCTTCCTCGGCTGCGCTGCCAAGGAAGATCCCGGCGGCGCTGACCGAGACCGAGCGGGTGCCCGCCCCCGACAGGAGCTCGCGCCAGCCGCCCGATTGCTTGTGGGTGATGACGACGGTGTCACCATTGATCGACATCTGCGTGGTCCTGAGCCCGGCGACGGTCTGATAGGAGGGCGGCGACGCTCCGTCGGAGATCTTGAGCAGGAAGGCGGCGCCGGATTGAGCGGGCATGGTTGTTACTCCGTGGCTGGGGCAAACAGGCGAAAGCGGAATTCGATGAGCGCGGCACGCAGATTGTCGGGGCGTGCCTCGCTGCGGGCGCGCAGGAAGCGGATGGTGGCGACCTCGAAGCCGGCATGAAGGCGCGGCAGGCCAAGCACCCGGCGCTCGATTGCGGCGAGCAGCGCGGCATCGGCCTCGGGCCGGTCGATGCGGGTGACGAGTTCGAGCGCGATCCGGGTCTCGCGCCCGGGGCGGTCCTTGGTGCCCCAGTCAGCCGAGGCGCTGGCCGCGATCCCGAGCCAGGGCGGGCTGACGCTCAGCGGGCTTTCCTCGGCGATGGCATTGATCCCCGCGAGCGCCGGATCGGCGCCCAGCCAGGCGATCAGCGCGGCGCGCAGCTCATTTTCCATCCTGTGCCTCCTCGAACAGGTCGGGCCACAGCGCTCTGGCCGAGCGCCAGCCAGCACCCATGTCGTGGGCGGTGCGGCGCGCCGCCCTGCTGCGCCTTTCGGCGATCCGCCGGGCGCGGGCGGCAAGACGCGCGATCAGCCGCGTCGCGGCGGCGCTGGCGCGGATCACGCCAACCTCACCGCGCGCCAGGGGCGCCACAGCGCCGTGACGCTTGCCGGGGGCACCGCGGCGGCCTTGCTCTCGCGATCGCGATAGGAATGGGCGGCAAGGCGGATGATCCCCTGACGCAGCGGTGCGGGGAGGCTCTCCCAGTCATCGGCGATCCCGGCCTCGAAGCGGACAGCCATGCCGCGACCCGTGAACACCCGGAGCAGCTGGACGCAGGCGCTCGTGCCGATGCGCCATTCGATCGCCTCGCTTGGGGAGGCAAAGGCCGAACGGCCACCCTCGGCATCGATCAGCGCCGCGGCAGTGATCGCCCTGACCGGGCGCGAGACGAGTTCCTGCCAGCCGCGTGCCAGGGGGATGGTTTCCTCCACCTCCATGCGCAGCGGCGCCTTGCCGGTGAAGGCCTCGCAGATCGCAAGACTGGTATCGAGCAGCCCACTCAGCGCTGCGTCATCATCCGGACGGGTGATCCCCAGCCAGTGCTTGAGCTCGGCCAGCGCCAAAGCGCCGGGCATCGGCGGCTGCACGATAATCCGCTCCATCGCGGTGTCTCCCGTTTCTTGATCACGGAAAAATGCGCCCGCATCCCCGGCTCGGCGGAGAGGCAGTCCGAGCGGGATGCGGGCGCGAGAGGCCGATCGGCGCGCAAAGGGGGCGCCGCGCCGATCGGCGCAGCGAAGCTAGGGCGCGGCGGCCTCAGGCTTCGATCTTGAGCAGCTTGATCGCGTTCGAATCGAGCACCTGTCCGCCGAGGCGCCGGGTGGCGTAGAAGTGGACGAAGGGCTTGTTGGTGAAGGGATCGCGCAGGATCCGGGTGGCCCCGTGTTCGGCGATCAGATAGCCGTGGCGGAAATTGCCGAAGGCGATCGGGAAGGCCCCGCCCGCCACGTCGGGCATGTCCTCGGCCTCGATCACCGGATAGCCCAGCAGCCTGTCAGGCTGGCCTTCGACAAGTCCCGGCTGCCACAGAAAGGCGCCATCGGCGGTCTTGAGCTTGCGCACCAGCGCCAGCGTCGCTGCGTTCATCACGAACACCGCGCCCTGGCGGTGCCCCGCCTTGAGCGCATGGATGAGGTCGATGAGCTTGGCCTCGGGCGTCGAGCCCAACCCGGTGGCATTGCCCGAGCCGATATATTGCACCATGCCGAAGGCCCGCACCCCATCGACCGCGGCGCTGGTCGGGGCGGTGAGGAAGCCGGCCGGCTGGTTGATGCCGGTGCCATTGACGAAGGCCGCGCCCTCGGCCCGGGCAAATTCGAGCGCGATCTCGTTGGCGAGCCAGGCCTCGACATCGAAGGCGGCATCATCGAGCATCGCCTGGCTGGCGGCGGGATTTGCGTAGAGCTCGCCGCTGGGGGGCGCGATCTCGGCGAATTGCGGCGTGCCGGTCTCGGGCCGCGGCCCGGTTTCGCTGACCCAGCCCGAGGCGATACCGCCGGTCGCCACCAGCTTGCGATAGCCGGTGGTGCCGGTCTGCACCACCTGGGCAATGGCACGGATCGGGCTGATCTCGACCAGTTCGGCGGTGATCGCCGCGTCGATCGCGCGTGGCACGGCATAGCCGCCATCACCCGGGGTGGCGCCGCTCAGCGACTTCACCTCGCTTTCGCGTCCGCGGCGCAGGTAGCCATCGACAAAGCCCTTGATCTCGGCGCTCTCGCTGGCGCCGCCCGCGCCGATCGCAGGTCGGCTGGCGGCGGCACGGGCGACCTTGTCGAGGCGCGCCTTGACTTCATCGACATCGCTGCGCAGCGCGGCGATATCAGCCTCGGCGCGATCCTGGCGGGCGATGATGTCGAAGCTGGCATCGAGCGGATCGGTGCCGGTGAGGGGTGCAGTGAGGATCGTTTCCATGGGGCAGGGGCCTTTCGGTTGGGCAGAAGGAAGGCCGCCCCGTTCGGCGGCCGGTGGGTGAAGGGGTGGGGCGCGCCGATCAGGCGATCAGATGCACCCTGG